ATCGTAAGCTTTGTACTAATCCTGGTGGAGTGACTTCTATCACTCCTCTTGATGATCCAAAGTTTTACTCTGGTTTGAATAAAGATGTTGCGATGGCTGATGACTGTCCAAATGGTATTAATACAGATGTGTATGTTTTTGATGAATGGGATTCCAAAATTGGTAACTATAAAGTTGGTGGTTTTCGTGATTATAATTTTACTCAATTTATGGATGTTCTCTGTGCTCGTTTTACTAAGCATAGACAACACCAACGTTTGATTAATGAACGAACTGCCCGCTTTGTGTCTTCTATTTTAGATCCTATCCCCGAATTAATTCAAGAAGCTGCTTTACCTGCCTCTTTTTCCCCCCTTGATATGTCATCTCTCTTTACTCCCAAAATTAAAACTCAAGCTATTACTGATGAAGTTATGATTAATGACTACGTTCCTTTTTATCCTGATATTGATGATTCTTTATCTATAAGTGATTTATCTCATGACATTTCCTCTGATGAAATGTTTTCTGATAATGTAACTAGTTCGTTATTGTTAGATGCTATATCTGATGAAGGTTTATGTGCCTGGATTTCAAGGTACATGTCTTCTTGTATGAAGTATGGCTATCGTTTGACCATAGGTGCTGATTATGGCTTTTATAAGTGTAGAGATAATCTATATAATTTGCTATTAACTAGTGCTGATTGGTGTGACCTATTTTACATAGCTGAATCTTGTGTTAATTATTCTGATGTCGTTATTTATCATTCTCTTCGTTTAAGAAGTAGATTTTTAAGTATACGCGACGCTTTATATAATGTCTCTCTCACCTTCCTTAATAGATTTCGTGATACTGTTGATGAATTTACTGAGTCTCCCATTAAGTGGTGTCGTGATAATCCATACTTAGCAATGCTGGGAATAGTTGCCGCAAGTAGTTCTGCTGTATTACTTTATAAAGGTGTCTTTTTGTGTATTGATTTGATTATGAAAATTTTTAAGGTTGATCCTGAGAAACCTGAAAGTTTTGATGAGTCGATCGTTGATAGTTTGCATACTCAAGCTGATCGTAATGAAGATCATGATATTAATTTTATGAGATCTCCTCTTCATAATTATTACCGTGTTACCTTGCGTTCTTCTTATAAGAATGGCACATATATACAGAATTATCCTTCTAAAAGTTTAGCTTTGTGTGGTCGATCTATTTTACTCCCTTATCATATTAATCACTATGTAGAAACTAGTTGTCTTCGCCCTGGTGTTGGACGACCTGAAATTGGTTTTATTCCAATACATAGTTCTCTTAAAGTTCCTCCGGAATGGTTTAAGTATGATTCATTAGTTAAGGATTTGCGTTATTGTGATCAAGATTTGATGATTTTAACGTTACCTCCTCATATCAATGAATTTCCTGATATTCGTTCTTATTTTCCTCGTGATCTTTGTGAAACTCGTAAATTTATATCTTCGCGTGCTTCATTTTCGGCTTCTTTATGGATACATCGCTCCGGTGCTGTTTCTAGAGAGCATGTCAAAATGGATTGTTTAGAAAATTTTTCTTATTCCATAGATAGTCATTTAGCTGATCCTGAGTCTGGTAAATTATATAATGCTCCAACAATTAAGATTAATTTAAGTTTTCCTCTTAGAATGTCATTTCCTACTATTGTTGGTGATTGTGTTACTCCGGTCTTTATAGATGATCCTATTTTTAAAACTCTCACTGCTACTGATTCGAGACTTCAAAATCCTTTTCTAGGCTATATACATCTAGCTGGTGCATCTACTTTACGTTCAGGTTATGGTCAATTCATATTTTCTGATATGTTTGATTATTTATCTGTGCGCATAATTAAGCGTCCTGTTGATGTGAGAATAGAAGAAGATATGGCTATGCGTTCTGCTGTGTTTGCACAAATTACTGGTCAGTCTTGTTCCACTGAATTTTTTAAATCTATTGAAATTCAACCTCATGATTTTGAACCTCATCATTATGTTCATGGCACAGTTCCACCGTTGCCAGTGAATGTAACATCTCGAATTACTAGGAGC